TTGGTAAAAGAATTTGAAATGAAAAAACAAGCAGATGAATATAATCGTTCGGGTGTATCAAAAACAGGTGTATTGAATACAAACAAATTATTTTCATATAAATGGTCTGATGATATTTTCAAGAAAAATACAATTGTTCCTGATGGTAAGAATCATGGTCTTATCATGTATATCGATTGGTCTGGATCAATGGCAGATAATATGTCAGGTACAATCAAACAACTGATTAATCTGATTATGTTCTGTAAAAAAGTAAATATTCCTTTCCAAGTTTTTGCTTTTAGTGATACGGGTATTTACGATTATAGTAGAAATTATCATGCTCCAGCTAAAGAGTATGAGATTGCTGTAAGTCAAAGATTCCGTCTGATTGAAATGTTTAATCATAAGATTAAAAAATCAGAATTTGATGAACAACTTTTCAGACTTTGGGTTCTCATGACCTTTATTGATAAACGTGTAGAGATTCCATTTGGAAGTTATAGTCTTGGTGGAACCCCATTGAACGATACTATTCTTGCAGCAACTTATGTCTTTAATAAATTCAAAAGAGAAACGGGTGTTGATAAAGTAAATACAGTATTCCTTACTGATGGTGAGTCTAATAATATGGCATATTCTGTGTTTAAAGGTGAGGGAGAAGAACAATATATTTCTAGAAAATCCTGTTCATATTCTTCTGAATATTCTGTTCTTTGTTTGAAAGATCCAGCAACTGGTTATAGTGATGTGAATATTAATAACTCTAAAGGGTGGCAAGATTCTGGTATGAATATTACTTCTGCTCTACTTCGTTATTACAAGTGGATGACTGGATCTAACATAGTTGGTTTTAGGTTATCTCAATCCCATGATATTAAATATATCATTCGATCAGCAGTTAGTTCTGGGGGACATGATTATGATTACTATAGAAAACTATGGCGGACTGCTAAATGTTTTGTTGTTGACTCTGTTGGGTATGATGAACTATATGTTATATCAGCATCTTCTGAATTTAATGGAAGTCAAGCTGTAATAGAAGCATCTCATGATGATTCTAAGAGTAAAATCCGACGACAATTTAAAAAATATATGAAAACCAAGATGATGAATAAGATAATCTTATCAAAATTTGTTGATCAAATCGCTTGACGGCCTCCCAACTCTGTACTATAATAGCTAAGTAACCAACGAACCCCAATGACCTCCACTGACGTGATGATTTCTGACCTGGTTTCTCAATACGGAACCAACGTCACTCGTAAAAATCTAATTGATTATGCTGAAACCAGTGATGTTTCTTTTGCAACTATTTGCAATCGATTAAAAGATTATAAGGTTGGTCGTGGTGTATATAACCTCACGGTAAAAGAAAAACTAGAACAAACTTATAACAATATGTCTGATACTTCTGCAGTTGATGATGTAGTTAGTCTTATTCCTGATAACGATAAGAACTATGTTCCCTTTGGTAATTTCTGGGACATCAAGAAAATTATTAAGTCTAGAATTTTTTACCCATCATTTATTACTGGACTTTCTGGTAATGGTAAAACATTTGGTGTTGAACAAGCATGTTCTAAACTTGGTCGTGAATTGATTCGTGTAAATATTACTATTGAAACCGATGAAGACGATCTTATTGGTGGTTTCCGTCTTGTTAACGGAGAAACCGTTTGGCATGATGGACCAGTCATTGAAGCCTTGCAACGGGGTGCTGTGTTGCTCCTTGACGAAATCGACCTCGCAAGCAACAAAATTCTCTGTCTTCAATCTGTTCTCGAAGGAAAAGGAGTTTTCCTCAAGAAGATTAACAAGTACGTTAAAGCCTCAGAAGGTTTTAACGTATTCGCAACCGCTAACACAAAAGGTAAAGGTTCTGACGATGGACGATTCATCGGAACTAATGTGCTCAATGAAGCATTCCTTGAAAGGTTTGCGGTAACATTTGAACAAGAGTATCCTACAGTTACTGTTGAGACTAAGATCCTCAACAACTATTGTCGGGAACTTAATTGTTTGAATGATAAATTTATTGATGCTCTTGTTGCATGGGCAGATATTATCCGTAAGACATTTAACGAGGGTGGTATTGATGAAGTAATTTCTACCCGTCGTTTAGTTCACATTATTCGTGCATATAGTATCTTTGGTATTGAGACAAAGGCAATCAGTGTCTGTCTGAATAGGTTCGATGATGATACCAAACAGTCTTTCCTTGATCTCTTTGACAAAATTGTTGCTCCTGAAACGGATGATGAAACATCAGATGTTAATTGACAATGCTTAAATTCCCCTGTATAATCTAAAGGATAATCTTAAAAAACCTATGACACTAAAATACAATGAAGAAGAACTCTTGGGCGAGTTACGTAGCTACATCATTGGAACTTATGGACAACACTATTCCGCTGGTAATGACCAGATCCAAACGTTAGATTTGATTGAAGCATGTGGTGACGCTGAAGCATTCTGCAGAAGCAATATCCTAAAGTACGCTTCCCGATATGATAAGAAAGGAACCGCTCGTCGTGATATTGTAAAGATCCTACACTACGGTCTCCTTCTTCTCCACTTCTCCGACAAATCTGCAGTTACTGAAACTTACCCACACTAATTATGAAAATTTCTATTGAAACTCTGAATATTCTAAAAAACTTTTCCACAATCAATTCTTCTTTGGTTGTGAAGAAAGGAAATATTCTGAGAACTATCTCTCCAGCAAAAAATATTCTTGCTAAATTCCAATGTCCAGAATCGTTTGAAAATGATTTTGCTGTATATGATCTAAATGAATTTCTGGGTGGTCTCTCTCTATTTAAGGATCCTGACTTTGATTTCGGTAATCCTTCTTATCTTTCTATTCGCAGTGGAAAATCTAAAGTAAAGTATTTCTTTTCAGATCCCAGTGTAATTACTGCTCCCCCTGAAAAAGATATTGAACTTCCAACTATCGATGTGGAGTTTACTTTGACTGAAGAAGTTCTGTCATCTTTGCTTCGTGCAGCAAGTGTATATCAACTCCCCGATCTTTCCTTGGTTGGTGAGAATGGTGATATGAATCTTGTGGTTCGTACAAAGAACAATGACACATCTAATAATTTCTCTGTAAAAGTTGGTGAAACTACTAATGATTTTTGTTTCAATTTCAAAGTAGAGAACCTTAAAATTCTTCCTGGAGTGTATAATGTTCAAGTATCTACTGCTAACATTTCCCAGTTCACTCACGATAAGTGGAACTTGTCTTACTTGATTGCATTGGAACCTGATTCTACTTTTAATTAATTATGAGTGACTTTATTTGGGTTGAGAAATATCGACCCAACAAAATTGAAGATTGTATTTTACCAGATAGCATCAAAACTACACTGTCTAGTTTTGTTGAGAAGGGAGAGGTTCCTAATCTTCTTCTCTCTGGACCTCCTGGTATTGGAAAAACCACAGTTGCGAAAGCTCTGTGTAATGAACTTGGCGTTGACTTTTACGTAATTAATGGATCTGACGAAGGACGATTTCTGGACACGGTACGGAACCAAGCAAAGAATTTTGCGACGACCGTATCACTTCAAGCAAATGGAAAACCAAAAGTTATCATCATCGATGAAGCTGATAACACAACCAATGATGTACAACTCCTCTTACGGGCAAACATTGAGGCGTATCATAACAACTGCAGATTCATCTTCACCTGCAATTACAAAAACAAAATTATTGAACCCCTCCATTCCCGATGTGCAGTCATTGACTTCTCCGTCAACGGAAAAGAAAAGACAGCTATTGCGGGGCAATTTTTCAACCGTATCAGGTCTATACTTGAGAAAGAAGCTGTTGATTATGATCCTAAAGTTGTCGCAGAAGTAATCAAAAAATATTTTCCTGATTGGAGACGTGTTCTTAATGAACTACAAAGATATTCTTCTGTCGGAAGTATTGATACTGGAATTCTGACTACAGTTTCAGAAGTTAATCTGAAAGATCTTGTCACTAATATGAAAGGAAAAGATTTTAGTAGGGTCCGAAAGTGGGTAGTTGAAAATCTCGACAATGATCAGAGTGCAGTATATCGTAAAGTTTATGATTCAATGTATACTGCTTTGGAACCATCATCTATTCCACAAGCAGTTTTGATCTTTGCTAAATATCAATATCAGTCTGCATTTGCTGTTGATCCAGAGATCAATACTCTTGCATGTATGACTGAACTAATGTGTGACTGTAAATTTAAATGATCCTTTCTCCAGAAGATACTCTATACGCATACGGTAAAATTAATGAAGCTTACGGTTCTATCAACCGTATCGATGACTTCTTTCGTATGAAAAAAATTGAACGTATTAAAGAGATTCCTCCAACTCTCTTTGGTTTGTCTCATGAAGATGATCTGTTTCAGGATTTCTCTATGCATCCTGAGGACATGAACTTTCGTATTGTTCAACCAGATCACAGTACGTTTAATACTCTTCTGGAAATGACTGCATCGTTTACCTATGAGGAAGCACCAGGTAAAGAGATGAAACTGATGATCCAGGAGACGACCACAGGCACCGCTGTGGGGTTCATCAAACTGGGTTCACCAATCATCAATTCAAAACCACGTAACCAGTGGTTAGGAGGGGTTCCAGACCTCACCATCTTTAATAAGCGTGCGATCATGGGATTCATCATTGTTCCCACTCAACCTTTTGGTTTCAATTATCTTGGTGGTAAACTTCTATCATTGATCTGCTGCAGTCATGAAGTTCGTGAGATGCTAAATAAAAAGTACAATACAGAAATGTGTTTGTTTGAGACAACATCATTGTATGGTAATATAAAAGGAACAAGTCAATACGATGGTTTAAAACCATACCTTCGTTATCGTGGAGATACCGAATCTAAATTTCTATTGACTCTTCCAGACTCAATTTATCATGACTTGAGTAAGTGGTTTATTGAGAGAAACGGTGGTCCTTTAATTCACAAAGGTGCTTCGAGTCGTAAACTCAAAATTCAAACCAAGATGATTTCTATCATCAAAAATTCTCTTAAGGAATACTATCCAGATCTTTATATAGAGTTTGTTGCTTTCATCAAATCAAAACAGGATGTGACAACACAGAAGCGTTTCTATATGTCTGACTATGGATATGAAAATTCTAGAGATGTTATACTTGGTAAAACTGAAACACTAATTCCAAACAAACAAAATTTTGATAAATTTTATCTCGATAATATGATACAATGGTGGAAGCGTAAAGCTTCTAATCGGTATCAGAAACTTATTGCAGAAGGTTCTTTGAGAAATGAACTTGAAGTTTGGAATTCTAATACTATGAACACTATTGATATTATCAGATGACTCTTACCAAATTTTTAACAGAACAAAAATTTGAAAAAACAATACGAATCCTTGTCTATCCAAACATCACATTCTCTAAGGATCTGACTAAAGATAGTTACATTCAGGTAATCACTAATATGATTGCTGAACTAAACAAGATTCGTAGCGATTTGTTTTTTTATCTGGTCCTTCCAGAGTTCCTGGAGATGCTAGACTTCTATAATACTAAACAGTTTATAATGAAGTTCCCAACGTATCCTCCTACGATGCGTTCACACTTTGATGTAGAACATTTTAGGAAACTGATCAATCATGATCTTGACGTTGATCTAGTATTTTCACACCTTCCAGAGCATACACATGCGATCAAAAATACTATCAGTAATGTAACTCACCACAGTCCTTCTTATTTTGGATACTGTCACTGGTTTGATCTGAACGAAGTTGTTGCTTGGAGTCAACCAAGTTTCAACCAAAATATTCTTGGTCTGCTTGAGATGCAACGTTGTTATCTGAATACACAGAGTCAAAAAAATCTTGTATTGAATCAAGCCTCTGAAGTCTTTAATAAAGGAACTGTATCTAAACTTAATGACATTCTAGTCCCGCATCATCTAGGTGTTAAAGAATCTGATATTGTAGAACCAAATAAGAATACTGATAAATTAATCGTCTTTAATCATAGACCAGATACATATAAGGACTTTGGTAACTTCATGAAGGTTCTAGAGTCTCTGAGAGACCTTAGACAAGACTTCACCGTATGGATTCCATTGCTAGAGAAATCAGATAAATCCTGGATTACTACTGAGAAGTTTAATAAGCAAAGATATTACAAAAAACTACAACAGTGTCGTGTTGGATTTTCACCTAAGCAAGTTTATGGTGGGTGGAGTGTATCGACTACTGATGGTATTATGAATGGTTGTCCATACATCATGTACGATGCTGATTATTACCAGGAACTAAATCCAACTGCAGATTTCTTTACTGAGAATTCTGAAGCGGTGAGACTGTTAAACATGTATCTCGATGACAATGATTATCGAAATGATATGTCTGTAAAATCTCAACAGTATATTAAAGATAATCTCATATATAAAAATGAGGTAAAGAAGATGAGTGATTATATTGATGATGTAATCAAGTCTCAAAATTATATACTGTCTGATGTAACTGAAAGACTTATTTCTATTATTAAAATGAAAGGTCAGGTTACCAAAAAAGAATTGTTTAGTTCTTATCTTGGATGGGGTAGGGGAATTAAGTTTGGTCCTTACCGTAGAGCTTTACTAAAAAACAAAAACATTTATGATACAATAGATTCTACTCCTCACTACTGTTGGATTGACAATTAAATTATGGAACTAAAGGACTGGCTCAATTCAATTAATCAATCAAAAATTAATATGATTGATGAAGACTATGCTACAGAAAAAGATTATCCTCCATTCATTATCAATAAGTGCTTGTCTGGATTTATAGATACAATTCTTATTGCAAATGAAATGAATATTCATTCTGATCTTTCTAAGAAGATGCAATATGATTTTTTTATAAATATTGTGAGACCGAAAAAGCGTTTCTCTCCTTGGTTAAGGAAAGAAAAAATTGACTCACTAGAACTTGTCAAAAAGTATTACCACTACAATGATGAGAAAGCTAGAAGTGCTTTGAAACTTTTATCGGAAGAACAACTTGAATTTATCAAACAAAGGATGAAAACTGGAGGAAAAAATGAGTGAAGTTCTAGAGTATAACTGGTCGCCAGACAAGATGATTGAGGTCACCTTGAAAGAACCAGATGATTTTCTAAAGGTTCGTGAAACTCTAACACGTATTGGTGTAGCGTCACGTAAAGAAAAGAAGATCTATCAATCCTGTCACATTCTGCATAAACAGGGCAAGTATTATATCGTTCACTTCAAAGAGTTATTTGCTCTTGATGGTAAAAAAGCAAATCTTTTTGTAAACGATGTCCAACGTAGAAATCGTATTTCACAACTATTATCTGATTGGGGACTTGTGGGTATTGTCAATTCTTCTTCAATTGAAGATTGTGCTCCCCTGAGTCAAATCAAAGTTCTCTCCTATAAAGACAAAGGAGAATGGACTCTTGAGAGTAAGTATAATATTGGTAAAAAAAAGACGGCTAATCCTTAATCAGGATAACCGTCATCTTCTTCTATTAGAGTAATCCTACTTTTATTTTTCAAATACGAATCCTTGTCGGAATAGATCTCAGATTCTAATTCGTCAAGGATTTGTTTTAGGTGCTTGTGAATAATTTTTAATCTTGTTTTTTCCATAACTATATTTTGTTTTACTATCTATAAAAAAAGGAGAGGTCTCCCTCTCCTAATATTACAATAGAATCTCTTTACATATTCTCTTGCATACATGTTGATCTAGAGCATCGCATTCTATTAGACACTCATAGTAATCGTTTAATCGATCACTTTCTGATTCTAGAATATGGATTTTTTTGTCCAAATTTTTCCACTGTTCTGTTAATTCAATATCCTCCACAGTTTTTTCAAGATGTCGCCACTCATTTAATTGAGATCGAGACAGAAGACTATGCATAACTTAAACCTCATACAGTTAATAAGTGATATAGACAATTCTCATTTCATATTCAATTTCCCAATTCTGTATTATTTAGTACACTTTGTGTTAGTTTACTAACATTTATTTCATTTTTACATAAGTACAAAAAAAGAGAGGGTTTGTAACCCTCTCTGTTAAGTAAGTTAATCACTTAGTATAAAGACGACCACGATAGCAGAATGTACCGTGAGATTCTTTAGACTCTACACAACGAGTAGAATACTCAACACCACGATATGAGGTGTGAGAGATCTGTGCGTCATGTAATGCAGCAGCCTTATTGATCTGCTTGCGAATTAGATTAAGTGTGTTCATGATTGACTCCTGAAGTTAGGGTGGTTTAATCCCCGTTCCTTCAGTCGTTTGCGTCCCAATACCACTGACATTCTGGTGCTGAGTCCTTAAGGGTCTCAACTAACTCTACCTTCACGATGGGAGATAGATTCGCATTCCTCTCAATCTTCAGCATTAATGCATCAGTTTGAGTACATGAAAGGGTTGTATAGAATAATATTTCTAACATGGGATGAACGGCTCCGTTCCGCGACTTACTTGCGTCCGATTTCTCGGATGAACGACAGGTCTATTATAGACCTCATACACTATTTAGTCAAGTATAAATAATTGTGTGTCTTTCGTGCGGCACACTCTACAATCGGAAAATACCACATAATGGTACGGGTTTCGCACTGTACCATTTTTTATGTTTTGCTATAAATAAATTTGATCGCCTTCGGGGATCATAAAAACAAACTCGCTTTAATTAGGAGCATAACAATGACGGGACTTACACGTTATACGTCCAGTGATATGGGCAAAATTCTTGATGCTGTAGGAAAATACAGTGTTGGACTTGATGATGTTTTCCACAGGTTACATTCATATGGTATGGATAATCCTGGTGGTTCATATCCTCCATATAATATCGTAAAGGAATCGAACGTTAAATGGCGTATCGAACTAGCACTGGCTGGGTGGTCTAGAGATGACATTGAAGTCACTACAGAAACCAATGTTCTAATCATCAAGTCCAAGTCTGCGAAGGATACTGATGATGTAGAGTATATGCACCGTGGGGTAGCAACTCGTACCTTCGCTAGAGGTTTCAACTTATCTGACGATGTTGAGGTTGGAGAAGTTAAATTTGAAAATGGTATGTTGATTGTTGATCTGAAAAGAATAATTCCAGATCATCAAAAATTAAAAACATATGACATTAGATAAATAGAATTGAATATCGTCGCCGCAGAGGGGCAACTGGCAAAATCCAGTTGACGCCCCTCTTTTTTTGTGGTAAAATAGCTGAAACAAGGAGTCCCTATGAACCTACATGTAATCGAACTAATCAATAATAAAATTGTTGTAGCTGATGTAGAAGAATTAGATGAAGAACCTTCGTGTTTTTTAAAGAACTGTAGGGAGATCATTGACATAGATGGTACAATGACATTTAAAAAGTGGCCTTTGTATACTGATGAAACTGATACATTGATCTATTCAAATCGCATCGTTTCAATATCCACTCCATCTGACGAAGTAGCAAATCTATACAAGAAATCAGTTAATTCATGAATTTTTATACAAACGTTCAACTAGTAGGGAATCAAATTCTCTATCGTGGATATCGACATGGTGAACGTGTTATGTATCGCGATAAAATTAATCCTGTACTTTTTGTTACTTCCCAAAAGGAAACAAAATTTAAAACACTGGATGAAAAGTATGTAAAACCAATCAAGTTCCTTTCTCCTAGAGAAGCACGGGACTTCATGAAAAAGTATTCTGAAGTTGATAACTTTGATGTGTATGGATACGAAAGATTTTTGTATCAGTATATTGCTGATGAGTATCCACAAGATGAAATTAAATTTGATATGTCAGTGATGAATATCATCAGTCTTGACATTGAGGTTGAGTGTGAAAATGGATTCCCTGATGTAGAGAGTGCTTCGGAATCCATTCTTTGTATTACTATCAAAGATATGAATACAAAGAAACTAATTGTATGGGGCACTAGAGAGTATGAAAACAGTCGTGATGATGTTGAGTTTATATATTGTCATGGTGAAAGAGACCTTCTAGATAAATTTTTAAATCACTGGGTTCAGAATACCCCAGATGTTATTACTGGGTGGAATGTATATCTATATGATATCCCATATATCTGTCGTAGATTAGAACGAGTATTTACTGAGAAACATATGCGTTCTCTTTCTCCCTGGAATTTAATTAATTACAGAGAGTTCGAGATTCATGGAAGAAAAAATATCGCTTATGATCTTGGTGGGGTTTCTTGTTTAGATTATCTTGATCTATACAAAAAATTTACTTATTCCAATCAAGAATCATATCGTCTAGATCATATTGCTTTTGTTGAACTAGGTCAACAAAAACTAGACCACAGTGAGTTTGAGAACTTCAAAGCGTTCTATACAAACAACTGGCAAAAGTTCATTGACTATAACATCCTTGACGTAGAACTTGTTGACCGTATGGAAGACAAGATGAAACTAATTGAGTTGTGTCTGACTATGGCATATGATGCAAAGGAAAACTATGAAGATGTATATTCACAGGTAAAAACTTGGGACAATATTATCTTCAATTATCTAAAGAAAGATAATATTGTTGTCCCACCAAAAATTACACATAGGAAGGATTCTGCATACGCTGGTGCATATGTCAAGGAACCAAAAGTAGGACGTTATGATTGGGTTGTAAGTTTTGACTTAAACTCTTTGTATCCTCACTTGATTATGCAGTACAATATTTCACCTGAGACATTAGTTGAAGATAAACATCCTACAGTGACTGTGGATAAAATCTTGAATGAACCTATTCTCTATGATGAGAAGTATGCTTTGTGTGCGAATGGTGCTCAATATAGAAAAGACTTCCAAGGATTTCTTCCTAAGTTGATGCAGAAAATGTATGATGATCGTGTCATCTTCAAGAAGAAAATGCTTATTGCAAAACAAGCATATGAAAATACACCTTCTACAGATCTTTCTAAGGAAATTTCTCGTTGTAATAATATCCAGATGGCAAAGAAGATCTCTTTGAACTCTGCTTATGGTGCTATTGGTAATGAATACTTCAGGTATTTCCGAATTGCAAATGCAGAAGCAATTACTTTGTCTGGTCAAGTTTCTATCCGTTGGATTGAGATGAAGATGAATAGTTATCTAAATAAGTTACTAAAAACAGATGGGGAAGACTATGTTATTGCTTCTGATACCGATAGTATCTATCTTAATATGGGTCCTGTTGTTGATCACATATACAAAGGGAGAAAGGCTTCTAATGATAAGATTGTTACGTTCCTTGATAAGATCTGTCAAATGGAACTTGAAAAGTATATTGAAAGTTCTTATGAAACGTTGGCCGACAAAGTAAACGCATACGATCAAAAGATGCAGATGAAACGGGAGAACATTGCTGACCGTGGAATCTGGACTGCAAAGAAAAGATATATTCTTAACGTGTGGGATAGTGAGGGTGTTAGATATGAAAAACCAAAACTTAAGATCATGGGATTGGAGACTGCAAGATCTTCAACTCCTGCATTCTTCAGAGATAAATTGAAGAAAGCATTTACGATCATTATCAATAATACTAATGATGATCTAATCTCATTCATTGATGATGTTCGTAAAGAATCTAGAGAACAAGGTATTGAAAACATTTCATTCCCTAGAGGATGCAATGGTCTAGACAAATATCGGAGTTCTGCTGATTTATACAAGAAAGGTACACCCATTCAAGTGCGTGGTGCTATTCTGTATAATCACTTTATTTCTAAGAAGAAATTGCAGAATAAATATCCATTGATTCAGGAGGGAGAAAAAATCAAGTTTGTATACTTGAAAACTCCAAATCCAATTGGTGAGAATATCATTGCTTATTTGCAAACTCTACCCAAAGAGTTGAACCTAGATAAGTATATTGATTACGACAGACAATTTGAAAAGAGTTTTGTCGAACCGTTGAAAAACGTTGTGGAAACCATCGGGTGGCAAGTTGAGAGGAGAGGAACACTTGAATCTTTCTTCGTTTGATGGTAGAATAATTTTAACAAGGAGTATTTTATGAGTTTTCTTAAATCTGTAATTAAAGAGTTAGACAATGAGTATGCTGGAGTCGTTGAAGATGGTATTGTCGGTGCTGACTGCGACCAGTTTATTGACACTGGTTCTTACATATTCAACGCCCTATTGAGTGGTAGTATCTATGGTGGACTTCCCGCAAATAAGATCACTGCTCTTGCTGGAGAATCGAGTACAGGTAAAACATTCTTCGCACTTTCAATGGTGCGATTTTTTCTAGAACAGAATCCGACTGGGGAAGTAATTTACTTTGAGTCTGAATCTG